GCGTCGGTGACTTCACCCGCGATCAGGCTGATGTCGCCATATTGCAGGGCGCCGGTGTTCCAGCCGCCCAGGGCAAAGGTCGTGACGGTGCTGCCCCAGCCGCCGGTATTTGCGATGCCGCCGCCGGAGGGGCGATAAGCGGTCACGAAGCATTGATAAGGCAATGAAAGACTGCCCCAGCCGCCCAGGGTATTCCAGCCGAGCCCGATGCTGCCGAGGCCGCCGGTATCGGGCGGATAGCCGGGTTCGAAGACGACGGGCCTGCGGCTGGTGAGATCGGTAAGCGCGGCAATCAGGGCGCTCCGGGTGCCGCGCAGCTGCTGCAGATTGCGCATGATCCTGGCGCGGAACGCCGTGTCGGTCTCGCCGGTCTGCCTGGCCCAGGCCGGGCCGCCATAGTCGCGGGCGATGAGGTCGAGCCAGCCGTCGGTCGCGGTCGCGATGCGGGTCTGGAGCCGCACATAGGCGAGCAGGCTGTAGAGCCAAGCCCAGGCATTGGCGAGGCCGGCGAGCAGCGCCGAGAGGATCGGCGCCTCGTCGGCGAACCAGCCATTGGGCAGCACGGCCAGCAGCCGCGCCTGCATGTCGTTTTGGTCGCCGGTCATGGGTTTTTCCTCAGCCGATCGCGAGCGCGCCGAGCTTGATGACGGTGGTGGGCGCGGCGGCGAGGTCGGAGATGCCCCCCTGCAGCGTGAGGCCGGTGACATTGGCAACGGCCGGGCTCGCGTCGTAAGCGAGTTGGGCGAGGCGCGTATAGGCAAGGCCGGTGCCGACAGGCAGGGTGTTGACGAAGCTCGTGATGGCGGTGCTGACGGCGGCGATGGCCGTGGCGCTGTTGGATCCGGAGGCGATCGTGAGTGTCAGCGCGATGTTGGCGACCAGGAGGGTGGGCGGGTTGACGGCGAAGATGGAGCCCACGGGGCGCACGGCGTCCACCGCGGCCTGCACCGCGCTGAGCAGGGTGAGGGGCGGCGATCCCGACCCATCATCCACGGTCACCACGAAATGGCCGGGGACGAAGGCGCCGGTGCCATCCGTATTCTCCTGCACCGTGCATGTCACGCCCTGCTGGATGCTGGTGGCAGCATAGATCACCGCCTGCACGGTCGCGCGCGTCCGGCTGTCGATGAAACTCTGGAAGCGGAGGCGGAAGGCCGCGTCGGTCTCAGCGTCGAGGCCGCCGGCGAGGGCGAGCGTGTTGGTGACGGTGTCGATGCCGGGGATGGCGCTGGCGATCAGGCTGATGGTGCCGGGCAGGACATTGCCGGCGCTGCCTGCGATGACGGCGGCGACAGGCACGGTGACGCTGGCGACGCCGATGCCGAGCAGATAGCCGTTCTGAGCAGCGCTCCAGGCGCTATTCGTGGTGTCCGTGCCGACGGCGAACTGCGTCATGCCGTCACCGGTCGTCACGATGGTGCCGATGGGAACCAGCGCCGCCATAGAGGGCGTGTAGCGGCTGAAGGTGACGCTGCCCTGAGCCGCGACGGCGGGAAGGCGCGTCATGCCAAAATCGGCACCGAAACTATCGACATCCGCTCCGCTGCTGGTCGCCAGGCGTGTCGTCTGCAGCACGAGCAGGATGAGCCACTGCATCCAGAGGCCGAGCGAAGCATTGGCTTCGAGGATCGCTCGCAGAACCGAGCCGGCGGTGAAGTCGAGCAGCTGGACAGCACTGCCTTGCACGGCAGCCGCGGTCTGCTCCACCAGCGTTGTGAAGTTGCGCAGGAGAAGCTGCATGATTCGGGGTTCCGCTTGAGAGGTGTGCAGACTTGAAAGTCATGAAAGTTTTTTGGTTCTTTTTTTTTCAAAAGAACGGAAAGCACTTCTTTTTGGAAAAAGAAGCAAAAACTCTCATTCGTTTCCCGACGTCATTCCGTCAGCATGACGCCGACCGATTGCGTCGTCGCCGCCGTCGAGTCGCAGTACGTGATCTGCAATGACACGATGGTGTTTTCCGCCTGCACGTCGATTACCGGCGCGGGCGTGCGGGCGACGGCGCTCTCCAGGAAGATCTGGCTGCGCACGAGGCCCGCGATGGCGGCGGCATCGACCGGCATGCCGATCATCGACGGCAGTCCGGCGCCATAATTGAGCTGCCAGATGTAATCGCCGGCATTGGTGAGCAGCCGCCGCAGCACCCGCTGCTGGCCGAGCGTGCTGGCCGAAACGGCGCCGAGGTCGCCGCTCGCGGCCACGGTGAGGTCGCCGCCGAAGATGTGGTTGAGGTCGGACATGGGCTCTATGCCTGCGGAATGGGAAGGCCGGTATTGCCGGGACCGTTCTGCACATCCGGATGGACATGCTCGTCGTAGATCGTGCGGAGCGTCGCGAGCGTGCCGTGGGCGCCGTCCTGATCGGAAATGTCGCCGCTGACGACGAGCGTTCCGGTGAGCTTGATGGTCCCGGTCAGGTTCCAGACCGTGGCATTGCCTTCTATGCTGCCGTCATTGTGCAGCTTGAGGAAAGCGCCTGCCTGGTGGACCATCCAGAGTTCGCCCGCCGGCGCCTGAGGCGGCTGCGCCGAGAGCGAGAACAACCCGCCGAGGACGATGCCGTGCTCGGCGCGCCCCTCCTGAGCGAGCACCACCACCTGCTGGCCGGGCGAGGGCGGGGCGACCATACCCCAACCCGAGCCGACCCAATTGGCGGCGATGGGCAGCCAGCCGGTCAGCACACCCTCGGGCTGCAGCGTGACCTTCGCGCAATACGTGGCGGGATCGACCGATTGCACGACCCCGCAGCGCACCTGCCCGGTGGCGCCGTTGATCACGCTCGCCTGCGCGCGGATGGCGTTGAGCCAGGCCTCCATCATGACGCGGCACTCACCGGCGTGTTCACGGCGCGGACGCTCTGCACGAAGCCGTCCCGCATCGAGATGCGGCGCGTGATCTCGTCCACCGCATAGGTCTGATCGAATTCCGTGTTCGTGCCTTGCAGAAGAACGAGGCTGCGCGGCGCAAGCGCGAGTTCGCCCGGCATCGTCACCGTCAGAACCCGCTCATGTCGGCTGAGGTCGCTCAGCGTCTGCGTCGCGAGGTTCATCGCCTGCTGCGGTGTCAGGTTGGGCCGTAGCAGAACGTAGGTGGTGGCCGCAGCCGCCGTCGTTGTCGCTCGCGCGCTCAGGGAAGCATTGGCCGAGGCGCGCACCGTCTGCGTGATCATCTGCGCCTGCCGGCTGTTCCAGCTTTGCACCGTCACCACGATATCACGCGCCAACGCCAGGCTGCGCTCCATCTGCAGCGTTGTCAGCGTGGTCGCCGTCGTGCCGCCGGGCATCCATTGCCAGATCGCCGGCAGCGTATCCGCGAGCGGCGGGGCGAAGAACAGGCTGCTGTCTTGGACATAGAGGTCGAAACCCTCGACCTCGGCCAGGGATGACAGCAGGTCCCATTCCGTCACGGTCTTCGTGCTCTGGTAGAGCGACGAAAGATCATGCCCCTCCTGGTAGTAGCGGCCGATCGGCGTCGTGGTCGGCGTCACGACCGGCGTCAGCCCATGTCGGATCGCCAGGGTCTGGGCGATCTCGCTCGCCGTGTTGTTCGAGAAGGTCTCGGCGCTGAGGGTATCGATAAAGAGTGCGGTGAAATCGCGCCCGGCCAGATGTGCGGTGCCGTCGACCAGGTCGAGCGTGATCTCGTCGACCGTGCCGGTCATCAGGCTTTGCCAGACGGCCGCCGCCGGCGGCAGGCCGGCGGGTGCCAAGCCCACCAGGATCTGCGCCGTCGCCTGCGTCAGGCTGGCGAAGGCGGCGGCGGTGAAGACCGGGTCAAGGCCTAGGGCGACGACGACGCGGAACCATCCCGCGGCCTGATGGTCGCTGGTGCAAACCTCCGCTTCGGTGACCCCCGCGACCGTCGAGCCGTTGAGCAGGAGCCGCAGATAGATGGCGCGGGCGGAGCCGACGTCATTGCTGGGCAATGCCGCCTCCTGCCGCCGGATCCTGGGCCGGCAGCTGCAGGGTGCTGACGCCGCTGAGGAACGGGTCCGACAGCCCGTTAAGCTGGGCGATGCGGATCCATTGCGTCGCATCGCCCAGTTGCTGGGCCGCGATATGGAACAGATCACCGCCGGCGACGGTGATGGTGCTGGTGCCGCTCATCGTCAGGTTCCGATGTTCTGGAGTGCGGAGAGGCCGCTGCCGACATAGCCTTGCGCCGCGGTGAGGGCCGCGAGGGAGCCGGCGGTCGTGGTCAGCCCCGTCACGGCCGTGGCGGCCGCGACCGGATCCTGTCCGGTGAAGCCGAGATCGAGACTTGGCAGCCCGGCACCGGTGCTGGCGACATCGCTGCTGAGCGTGGTCTGGGCCGCCGAGACGGCCGTGAGGCTCTGGCCATAGGCGGTGGTGCCGTAGGTGGTCGCACCGGTCTGGGTCAGCGCCGTCTGCGCCGCGCTGAGCGTCGGCAGCGGCGTGCTGAGGAAGCTGGCCGCGCTGGTCAGGGTGGCGGCGATGCTGACCGCCGCCGAGGCAGCGGTGGCGAAGGCGCCATAGACGAGGTTGCTCTGCACGACGCAGCGCAGGCGATAGGGAATCCACCAGGATTTGCGGAAGTCGAAGTCGGCTTCGGAGATGATGACGATGTAGTATTGCTCCGACCAGCTCAGCGGCAGGGCGGCGCCGGAAATCCGCAGGGCGTCGAGCAGCTGGGCCCGCGTATCGGCGTCGGAGCCCGAGATGATGCCGCTGAAGGTGATGTCGGCATCTGCGCCGCCGAGCACGTCGATGACACGTCCACCGCCGGGCAGGTCATGCACGGCGAGGCGCTGCTTGCCGCCGAAGGCGATGGTGGTGGGGATTTCGAAGGCTTCGAGCGTGACGAGGCCGAGGGTGACGGTCGTGGTCATGGGGTTCCGATCTGCGGATGTCGAATCACGCCTGGGCTGGTGTGGGGAACTTCAGGTTTCGAAAGGTGGCCGTTTCGGCGGCGTGTCTCGCTGGGCCCGCTGCCTTCAGGCCGGCCAAGGCGGTGCGGACATCGCCCTTGTGCGCGGCAAGGTGCTGCATCCCGGCGTGAAACGCTGCCGACAGCCCCCTCGGGCGTCGTGATACCGCCGGGTCTCATCACCCGGTCCATACCGGCCATGATCCGCGCCGTCTTGCGCACCGGGTTCCGCGTGAACTCAGGGGCGAGCGGGTCCATCGCGCGGGCCGCCGGATTCGGCCCCAAAGGCGGCGGTCCCCCGCGCGCGCGTCTCGGCCCCGGCGGGGGTATGTGACGCAGGTGTTCGGGCCGAGGCCCCGACTCTTTCGGGTGCGGATAAAGCGTCGGTCCGGCAGGCGGATCAGCCGGGGTTGGCGGCCTCTACCATTGCTTCGGCTCAGGGGCCCGCGACCATGCGGATGGCGGTTCGGTCCACCGCGCGCACAACGTTAGTTGGCAGGTCGGCAAGTACTTTCCAAGTTAATCAAATAGTCATAAGCTTGCTCAAATGCCTCTTCGAACTCTCCATGTTTTAATGCGGCGTGCTTGATATTGTCCTCAACGTCTTTTTTGAACAGAATTTTTGACGCATCGGGCAGTTCAAACATGAAGATTTCCCAACCTATAAGAACGTCTACCTGGGGACAGATATTGAATTTTGCCGGTGCTGCATCTTCCGGGAGCGAGTTCGCGTCGGGACCGGATGTTCCATATACGGCTGACTCGATTAGATCAAAAATTTTCTGGTCAGGCATATTTGAAAAAAAATTCCGGGCCGACCGTGCTTGTTGTCATACCGTATCCACGTCGAAGCATTCAGAATGTCACTCAGCAACGTGATTTCTTCATGGTTTCCGACTGAAAACGCCGGTTCTGGACGGCGCGGGGATTGTAGGGATTGTCTGCCAAGGCTGGGCTTGGTTCACGGGGAAGCTTTGAGAACCCAAAGAGTCTTTTAGCCTCCTCGTACAGTTTATAAAGCT